GATCGTAAGGGTAAAGCGGGGAAATATCGGCTCGGATTTTATTTCTTCCGCCATGACGACCGCCCCTCCGGTGGCTGAGGGGCCGCTTGCTGGGCCGCGCGTTTACCAGCATCCTCAAATCTATTGCCCATTGACGCCTCCTTGCGTTAAGATGGATTTTGCTTCGTTTACGAGTTGGTTGACAGAGTCCGCCTTGCCCTCGAATTGCTCAATCTTGCTCAGAGTCGCGTCCAGCCTTTGTAGCGGGAGCAGCTCTCTGGGTGGGACCTTGAGCTTCTTCATGATTTCATCGCGGGCTGTGGTGACCTCTGCGGCCGACAGCAGGTGAGCAGTGAGAGCTTCGTTAACGACCAGCATCTGATCGTAGTGGTCCGAGATTCGCCTTCGAAGAAGCAACTCGATATCAGACAGGGAATTCGCCATGACTGTTCTTTGCCTGGCAATGTCCTTGCTCGCCTGCTGCTGGAATTCCTCTGCAATAACCGCCTTCTCTGACGGATTCTTCTCCGCGTCGTACTGTTCCTGAAAATTTGCCTCTTTCATAAAGTTCCTCATGTACGTTGGAATCCACTTCTGATCCATAAATTCGTCCATACGGGCTCGCCGTTGCCGCATGTACTCGTCGAACGCAATCATCGACCGATTCCCCTCACGATCCTCCCCGATCGTAAGGGTAAAGCGGGGAAATATCGGCTCGGATTTTATTTCTTCCGCCATGACGACCGCCCCTCCGGTTTTTTTCCTATCAGATCTGGGCGTTGAATAAGGCCCTCGTTTTTCAGCAGCTCTGAAAAATGTCGACGACTGGTAACCACGTGCTCTAACCCGCTATTCCAATGTGTCTCGGAAGGACAGGTAATTGATTGACCAAGCGCGTCCCTTGGTCGCCCCAAGTCTAAGGACAAATTAGCGCAAATATTACAGTGATCCTGTTGGAGCGGCCATCCTTTGTCATCCATCACAGCTCGATTATCCGCCCCACGAATTGTAATTGTCCAAACAACTAGAGCGGATGCCCCACAGCGATTGCATGTCATTGTGTTTTTGTGCCTTTGTTTGCTTCTCGCATACGAGCGATTTCTGCGTTCATAGGATTTGCGGCCATCGGTGCGCGCATTTGCTCTTGGTCTACAGCCACCCCATTGATCGGGGATCCCTCCGCATTCCCGCCACCTGGCGACCCAACCACACCGGCCTGTAGTTCCAAAGCCTGTTGGTGAATCTGTATGTGGTCGGTTGCCACGTCTAAACCCAACAGCCCGAGCATTCCGTGTATCATAATATGCACCTTGTGGTCGTCCGTTGGCTGAGGGGCCGCTTGGCCCCCCTGCATCAGGGCTAAATTTTCTGAGATCGCATTTGCCACCTGGTCCTCGGCTTTCATGCCCGGCCCAACAAGAAAGGCCTCATAGTCTTTATTGTCGAAGGTCTCAAGATAACGCTTAAAGAGCAAAGAAAACTTTATTTGAAATCCCTCCTTGTTTAAGGCCATCTGCGACTCCGGGGCCATAAGGAGATTCAAAAGGTCCAAAAGATTCCGGCGTCGAATCAGGGGGTCCTCGTATACCATCGAAAACGGCTGCACGACAATTTTAAACGCCCCCTGAATTTCGTCCCGCACCCACTTAACGGGAAAACGTTCCCCCTCAATATCAGAAAGATTCTCATCCCCGGCAAACTCTTTATATAACTCAACCCAGTGTACAAAAATCGACCGAAGGAATTCCCGCAAATCATCTGCCATTGCGCCGACGTTTTGCTGGTGCGACCCCGCCTGAAGTTTCGCCACGGAGGCAAGATCCACACCCGCCGCCCCACCCGTCTGGATGCCTTTTTCTGTGAAGGTCACACGACTTACGTCGTCATCGATTATGGCGTCAAGGCGATGAAAATCGGGTGCCATCGGGGACCAATTAAATCCAGACGTCACGGGCTGCGGCCCATTTTTTTCTATGACGCGGGGAACCGCCGCCGATTGGATTTGTGCCCGTAGCTTTTCTTTATCAACCACGCGAGACATATCAATTTCTATGCCCCCAACGGTTCTTTGAACGTACTCGTACAAGGCCGCCCGTAAATTTGATTTCGCGTTTTGTTGGCCGATATAATACCGGGCTCCGGGGATGGGAAGTCCGCCCTCGTTATCCGGCGTAAAATAAAGAAATTTGACTGGGAGTTGTTTCGCCCACTGGTACGGGTAGAATCCAACGTAAAGAAAGTCATCCGGTACCTCATCAGTCAACAATGCAAAAAACCCCCCGGGATATTCCGCGCATGGTTTTATATACAGTTCAAAATACTCCGTCATCTTACAGTCTTCCTTTTCCATGTGTCGCCAATATGACCGTTGTAAATACTCGTCAAGGTCCGCATTACCTTTAATCATATCCGTGTGAATAAGTCGCTTATCCGCCTTCAACTGCCACGGGTTAACCGTATACCGGAGCGCGACCCAATCGGAATTATAGAAGTTTGTCATGTCTGGTATCACATCCCACGGTTTATGACGGATTGCATACGGGCGCCCACCCGTCACATCACCGCGCACACTCAGGGCCGGAGCTCCCGGCATTGTGAAAGCGCCCTGCTCGTTTCCAAACCCCACCTTAACCGCCGCATACGGGAACATGTGAGTATCAACCAATAGATCCTTCACGTGCCGTTTTAAATTTGATTCGGTCACGTCAATATTTAAGGTCCCTTGTAACCGAAGTGCGGAAGTCGGACCGTCGTACCGATCCTGTTGCGGCGTCCCCGTCATCGGATCCACCATCGGTCGACCATCCAGGTCAAGAATCGGCACAACTATTTCCCGTTGGAGTGATTGTAAAAGGACCTTCGGATCCTGGTAATAAAGATTCGACAACATAGATTTAACAACAGGCAGCATTATATTCACATCGATCCGGTCCCTGCGCGAATTCCGCCTTGATCCAGGCCCCTCAAATTCATGGCGAAACACCCTGAAATAATAAGATGTTTCCTTTTCAAAAACCTCCTTTATAAAACTGTGCCCCGAATGGACGCGGCCGCCCCACTTGTGCCGAAGGGTCCTAAGATCCAAGCCCTCAACATGATAAGAGGACTCGGAATTCGGACCGTATGTAGTAGGCTGGTCAAACGAGATATCGGCCATTAAAGCCCCCTTCCATACATGTCATTAAAAATCGAAGTAGACGACTCCCCGGTTGAGGCCGCTATATCCGCGGTTTTTGCTGATATAGCGTTCAAATACCCGATCGTCCCAAATACGGGTTTTTCCTCGTGAATTTTGCCAATCGGATGTGAAAGCAAGAAATACTTCCAATCATCCCAAGCATGATTGTCTTTGTCTAAAATTTTCTCCGTCCCGTTCGAGAGAGAATTAGCTTGGGGGTACCTCAAATTTCTAAATTCGATTATCCAATTCGGGCACGTTTTGAGGATCTTAACCTTCGTTGGCCCCTGAAACAACAACACTTTTGTCCGTTCTATCGCTGCCACATCGGACCGGCCATGGGCCGGCATCAAAGTTATAAATCTATGCTCCGGCTTCACCTCTTGTGACAACATCGCCGCAATCGATGTTTTGTCCACCGTACTCTCGCGCTGCTGGTCTTCTTTCCACATCGACGGGTCCGCCGCCGTCCAAATAAGTTTAGAGAAATATGGGCACGTTTCCGAGATTTCTTTTGTCACCGTGTAAACATTCACGTCTTTACCGGGCCGATAATATTCCCAACAGACAACAATCTCATTCTCCGGTAAAACCGCATAAACATGAAAGGCCACCACGTTACGATTACCCCAGTCGAGCCCGGCATAAAAAGCGGCGGTGTCCGGTAGAGGAAACGGGTCGCATAATAGATCCCCCTCTCGGGCTATAAAACCGGGAAACAACAACTCCCCAATACCCGCGCCCCAATCGATCTCCATCTCTCGCCGCCAACCAAGACTAGAGAGTCCCCCAATATACCCCAACAGCGCATTCTCCCGCCAAAACGCACCGGCGATCGTATCAGGGTCTTTCGCCGGATCCGCGGAATAATGGAGACGCGCCACCGTCAAACCTTGTGGCGTTTTTTTGACTTCCAAACCCTTAACTGATTCCGCTATCATAGTCACGGTTCTCCCCACAAATGCTCTGAAAAAATCCCGCGCCCGCCGACGAAACCGCCACCAGTTTTCCGCCGTTCGCGATTGCCGGTAAGGTTGCCATATAAGAGGCCTCGAATTCTTCCTGGAAGGCGGCCTCATCCATAAAAACCCGGGATGGAGTATAACCTCGAATCTGATCCGCTCCCTGTGGCATCCCCATAATTGTCGAGCCGTTTCCCAAAAACAAATGCCCAATCGGCTGGTCTCTCATCTTTCTATCGAGCGGGCACAAATCCACCAGCCATTTCGGCTGCGCCGCATACATAAATCGAAGCCGATCGATTAGCGCGAATGAGTCGTCCTGTTTCCGCGCCATAATAATCACCCGCTGGTGCCCATAAAACTGGGCCTCGTGCAAACACAACGCGGAAAACAACCAGGATACCAACATTTGTCTGCTTTTCGGCACCAACAAAATCGGGATTGTCTCAAACAGCTTAACCAGAACCCGAATATAGGGCTTATCCGGAAACAACTTCACCGGGTTTAAACGGTCATGCTCGTCCACTGTTTTGACACACTCAAAGAGCCAACGGTCCGGGGACCGTTTGTAAATTTCTTTTAAAACATATGCTTTGCGGGCCGCAATCTCACTTATCTGTTGCGAGGTCTCGGCCATCGACGGGATCCTCCGTCTGGAACGTTATTCCCAGCGCCGCCGCCATCGCATTCAACTTATCGACGGGGGTTTCACCAAGCTCCGATTCAAACTCTTTCAAGTGCCCAAGTTCTCCGACTTTAACTTCCATTGGTTTCGTCTTGGGAAGTATACGATCTTGAATTTGTTCCGTGGCCCAATTTCGCTGCGCGTTATCCGGAACTCTATGGGTGCCCACGCAAAACGAACATACCCCTTCCGCGTTCGGCACCTTAACAAGCCAAACGTCCTTTACCTTTATACAATGAGGGCAAGGGATTTGAGCGTACAAAGATTTGTCGATATGAAGCATGGCCCCGTTTGACATATTGAAAAACTGACGGAGCAAAGCGTCCCGAAGTTCTGCTGTTTGTTCCTGTGATAATACGGCCTTGGCTGGTAATCGTTTTTTGTTCATGAACTATAGGCCCCTAAAGTGGTTTTCAACCCCTCTAATTTCGACTGATATAACGTTTTCATTTTTTCAGCTCCTAGAAGTGCCGCTTCGTATTTTTCAACAAGGGCCACGGCTTTTGCCGCCGCAAGATCGGCTTTAGCGGCTGCCGTTTTTGTGTTTCGTGTTAATACGTCGATTGCTGATTTTTGTGCCCCGATGTCGCGCTCCCATTCCTCCTTTGACGCCGACGCTCGTTGGTTTACAATGTCTTGTTTTGCTGTTATTTCGAGTAATACCTGCGTCTCTTTATCTATTCGAATCTGAATCTGTTCCACTTCTTTATTCAATCGATCTACCTCGATTTTTTTATAGGCGACTTTATCCTCATATTCCGCGACCGCCCGCCCAAATTTCTTTACCGCCTCTTGCATTTCTTGAACAAAAGTCATGTAAGCCCCCCATATTCCCAGCACCAACTTTACTCCGGCACTTCACGCCACCACAGATTTATTGCACCAACTCTTAGCGTTCCATCAGCCTGGGCCGTTATTAAAAAATTTGTACCCGATTTAATAGTAAAATGAAATTCGCATGGAATGATTAGTGTCGTAGAATTCAATCCTGACCCTACAATCCAAGTTTCGGCACGGTTACCAAAACTACTTATAAGTGGCTGAGATGATACAAGCATGTTGGGAATGGTCGATAAGCCCCCAGCTGAAGAAATTACTGGAACTGATAAACCTACGTTCGTAATTATTGGATTTATGTATAAACGATACCGAAGAAATGAAGTAACTGTATGTAAATTTGATACATGAATCTGCCAGAATTGCATGGTTTTAGCGGCCCCTATAGGGTTTTTACCCAACAACATAGGAGTTTCAATCGTGCTTAAACCAGTAGCTTCAACATTTACAATAAACATGATTTGTCTCTAATAAAGCTCCTTAAAATTTATTACGGCGGCTGCATTTGCAGAACCCGTCAAACTTTCAGCGGCAACGGTCATTATATCCGAAACAGCAGATAAGGAATTACCTAAAGAAACATTACCCAGATTAAAAAAGGATTCGGCTAATTGAGCGACTCCACCAGTATTTGTACCCTTTAAATAAAAACTATAAATTTCAGTGCCCCCACTCATAGCTGTTGCTGTTCTATCTTGCTCAACAAAACTATCGACAGCCGTAAAAACAGCACCGGTAAGTACAGCATTAATATTAAAAGTTATTAATAAATCGTCTAATGAACCACAAAACATCGATGTACCAATCAATTGTACTGGGACTTTTAGGCCCGCTGTAGATTTTCTGATTGACAGCACTGGTATTTTTCCGCTGGATGCGATTGCTTTTAATGTTAAACCCGTTGACGTAGTACGTGCGACTCCTTCTGGTGAAAAACCACCTTCAGAGTAGATCGTAGCGCACGTCACATGCGAAGTCGTAGCACTGCTGGTTGTCGCTGTATTCACAATCTCAAAGCGAAGAGGTAAAGTTGCTGTTTGAGAATACGGCAACGTCAGAACATTCGCGTTATTAACTTCATGACAATAAATTAATTTTCCGCCGATTGTGAATCCGAATCGAATCCTGCCGGTTCCCAACCATTGATAGTCTATAGAAAAAATCTGTTGCAGCGACAAATTAAGGCTAACACCACTCGCACCCGTACCATCCAACTTGTCCAAATTCCAAGCGGATTGTGGGACGCCGCTATCGACCACACCCCCGCTCGTTGATGTCCGTACAACAACAGACGGGCTCGTTTCATATTCAAAAAAACAGCCGTTGGTCGCATCAAATTGCCCGTATCGCCTTCGGCAGCCGCTTTTCGCCGCTACAAAATTTCCAGTAAAAACAATGCTTTGACTCTTACCGGCATGGTATTTAAAATACAGCTTCGTTTGAAAAATTGCACTAGCACCGGAAGTAGTCCCAACGGACAAATCAACAGAAGCGTGA